GCGCTACAGTAGTTGATGTTTACCCACAAGGAAAAGCGAAACACGGAAACGAAAGAAAAGGAGATAAAAGTAATGTTAGAAATGCAACGATTGGTTTTATAGCGGAACGTGGGACGAGTAAGACAGCACCAAAACCGTGGCTAACCGTTGCAACAAACAGAGCAGAAAAAAGAATAAGAGAGGTGCAGTTAGAAATATGGGAAAGAGAGATGCATAAATGAGTACCATAAAAGAAGTGCTTGAAAGCGCAGGGCTGCCAGCAGAAAGAGGCATATATACTGGAAAAGAAAAACCGCCAGCGTATTACACATTCTTGCGGCTGCTGAAAGAGGCGGCAGTGAGTGCCGACGATAAAGAGGCAGCAGGCAAGGAAATGTATAGGGTTACGCTTTTCCATAAGGGAGATTTTGAGGCGCAGCTAAACAAAACTCTGGAAGTGCTGACGGCAGCAGGTGCTTACATAAACAGTGTAGATGCAGAAAGTTACGAAACAGATACCGGGTACTGGCTTGTACCTATCACAATCGAATTGTTAAAGGAGTGACAAAATAATGACATTAGGATTAAAAGACCTTTACTATGCTGTCTGCACAGAGGCAGAGGGCGCAGAAACTTACGGAGCGCCTAAGAAAATGGCAGAGGCAATGGAAGCAGATTTATCTGTAAAAACAGAAACGGCAGACTTGTACGCTGACGACGCATTAAGTGAGAGCGTAAAAGAATTTACAAACGGAACATTAAAGCTGGGGATTAAAGACCTTACGCCGGAGACGCTGGCAGAGGTACTGGGGCAGCTGGTAGACGAAAATAAGGTAGTGTGGGCTGGTGGAGATGACGAACCGCCATTTCTGGCTATTGGTTTTAGGGCTGCCAAAACTGGCGGCAGATACAGATATATCTGGTTACTAAAATGTAAATTTGAAGTACCGGGGGAAAAGTACAAAACCAAAGGGGAAAAAATCGAATTTCAGACACCAGAAATTACAGCGACATTCTACAAGAGAAAGAAAGATGCAAAATGGAAAGCTGACTTTGTGGGAACAGAAAAAGATAAACCAGCAACAACATGGTTTACGGCAGTACCAGAGCCAGCGCCGAAAATGACAGAAGTATAAAAAGAGAATATGAGGAAAGGAGAAAGGCGTAGCGTAGGCTGCGCCTTAATTTTATGCAATGAGCGCAATGAATGACGGCGGTTATACCGTGGAACTGAAAGGAAAAAAGTACAGATTGCTTTTTACCCTTAATGCACTGGAAGAATTGCAGGAAAAATGCGGGGGATATGACAAGTTGCCAGAGGTATTTAACCAGAATAACCCAGACTGGGTAAAGGATACTAAGTGGCTGCTTACTATGCTGATTAACGAGGGACTGTTAGAAGAGGACGAAAACGCAGAGCTTTTAACAGAAGAAAAAGTAGGCAGAATGATACATTTAGGAAATATGCGAGAAGTACAGAACGCTATCTTTGCATCTTTTGCCGTTGGGACAGCCGGAGACGGAAACGGAGACGAAGAGGAAAGCGGAGAAAGTGAAACGGGGGAAATGGCAGCCGTGCAGGAAAATTAAATACTGCACGGCTTTTATATATCGCAATCGGACTGCTGGGGTACAAAGAGCGTGAGGCGTGGAGAAAAACGCCTTACCAGATTGTGACACTGTTTAAGTACCACAAGGAATATAACCCGCACATTTTCCGGCAAGAGCAGGCAGCAGAACCGATAGCCGCAGAGGAAATGGACGACATAGACAAGGCTTTAGGGGGACTGTAATTTATGGGCGATACAAGAGAAATAAAAACACGTCTTAGCTTTGACGGCGAGGCAGAGTATAAAGCAGCCTGCAAAGGTATTAACAGCACCCTTAAAGTGCTTAATTCAGAAATGAAACTTGTAACGGCTGAATATAAGGGGAACGAAAAAAGCGCAGAGGCGTTGCGGGCAAAGCAGGAAGTATTAAAAAAGACTTATGACGAGCAGGCTAGAAAGATTAAAGAAACCGAGGCGGCGTTAGAAAAATGTCGTAAGTCAACAAGCGAAACAAGCGAAGAAACAAAAAGATTGGAAACGCATTTAAACCACCAGCGGGCAGCACTTATAAATACTGAAAAAGAGTTAGAGGACATAGGAGAAAAAGCAGAAAAAGCAGGACATAAATTTTCTGACTTAGGCAGTGTTTTAGACGGGCTGGGCGGTGCAATGGCAAAAGGTGTAACCGTTATAGGTACGGCAGCCGCAGCAATCGGCACAGCGGTAGTAGCGGGACTTGCGTACACGGTAAGCCAAGCAGATGCAGCCAAAGGCGCACTTAACGATTTTTGCGCCTCTACGGGAACGGCGACAGAAGAGGCAGACCAGTACAAGCAGGTTATGGAGAATATCTATAACGGTAATTATGGCGAGGGCTTTGAAGATATAGCAGCGTCTATGGCAACAGTCAAGCAGCAGGCGGGCGATTTGGGAGCGGACGAGCTGGAAAAAATGACGACCAACGCATTAACCCTGCGTGATACGTTTGAAATGGACGTAGCGGAAAGTACAAGGGCTGCAACGCAGCTGATGCAGCAGTTTGGAATATCCGGCGACGAGGCATATAACCTGATTGCGCAGGGAGCGCAGCAGGGGCTTAACCAGAACGGGGACTTGCTGGACGTTATCAACGAATACAGTAACCAGTATGCGCAGGCAGGGCTAAGCGCCGAGGATATGTTTAACTCTATCCAGAATGGGGCAAATGAGGGCGTATGGAGCATTGACAAAATGGGCGACGCTTTCAAAGAGTTTAATATACGAATGAATGACGGCACGGCAAACGAATACCTTACCAGTCTGGGATTGAACGCAGACGAAATGGTAGGAAAATTCCAAGCCGGGGGAGATAGTGCAAAAGAGGCAATGAGCCAGATAAGCGAGGCGCTAAAGAATTGCGACGACGAAAGCCTACAGTATACCGCAGGCGTAGGGCTTATGGGTACTATGTGGGAAGATATGGGCGCTGATGCCTGCACTTCCCTTATGGACGTTGAGGGGCAGATAAGCAAGACAACGGACGCAATGGGACAGATTAACGCCGTTAAGTATGACACATTCGGCGAGGCTATGCAGGGCGCAGGCAGGATATTGCAGACCAGCTTTATTATGCCTATCGGAGAGCAGGCATTACCGATTTTCAGCCAGTTTGTAAATGAATTGCAGCAGGGAGCAGCCGCAGCAGGCGGGGATATGGGGAAAATGGCGCAGAGTTTTGGGGACGCTTTAGCAAATATGGTAAGCGGGCTTTCTGATATGCTGCCACAGATTACCACGTTTGCCGTGGAGCTTGTAACCGGGCTTGCAGACGGCATAGTAAACAGTGCGCCTACAATCGTGCAGGCTGGGGTAGATATGATAACGTCTTTTGTAGACGGGATTATAACAGCCATTCCTACCCTGACAGAGAGCGCCGTAGAAATCGTAACAACGCTGATTGACGGTATTGTAGAGCTGATACCAGATATAGCAGAGGGAGCGGTACAGATTATTGCAGGACTGGCAGAGGGACTGGGGCAGGCATTGCCGGAGCTGATACCGAGTGTCATAGATGCAGTGCTTACAATCGTGGAAACGCTGGTAAACAATGTGCCTATGCTGATTGATGCAGCTATACAGCTTGTAACCGGGCTTGCGGACGGAATTATAGAGGCGCTGCCCGTGATTATCGAAAGGCTGCCGCAGATTATAACAGCTATTATAAATGCGCTGATTGAGGGCATCCCGCTTATTTTGGAAAATGCCGCAGAGATTGTGGTAGCGCTGGTAGACGGAATTATTAACGCAATCCCGCTTTTGATTGCGGCAGTACCGCAGATTATCGTAGCCATTGTAACGGGACTGATTGAGGGATTGCCGAGAATTGCAGCCGCAGCCGTAGAACTGGTAAACACCATTATAGGAAAACTGGCAGAGTTGCCGGGGCAGATTGCCGGAGCAATAGCAGACGGTATAAATAAAATAGCCGAGTGGGGCGCACGTATGCAGGAAAAAGGCGGCAACGTGATTACGGAGTTTATAACAAAGGTTATTACCATTGTTAAGGAACTGCCGCAGAAAATTTGGAACGGCATTGTAGGTGCAGTTACCAGAGTAGCCACATGGGGCGTAAATATGCAGACCAAAGCAAAAGAGGTTATGAACACAATGCTTACGAACATTGTAACCATTGTGCAGCAGACACCGCAGAAAATTTGGAACTGCATTGTAGGGGCGGTAAGTCGTGTAGCCACATGGGGCAGCAATATGCTTTCAAAAGCCCGTGAGGTAATGAACAGCATGGTAACTGGTATTGTGAATATTGTTACACAAGTGCCGCAGAAAATCTGGAACTGCATTGTAGGGGCGGTAAGCAGAGTAGCCACATGGGGCAGCAATATGCTTTCAAAAGCCCGTGAGGTAATGAATAGCATGGTAACTGGAATTGTAAACATAGTTACGCAAGTGCCGCAGAAAATTTGGAACTGTATCGTAGGAGCGGTAAGCCGTGTAGCCACATGGGGCAGCAATATGCTATCAAAAGCCCGCGAGGTAATGAATAGCATGGTAACTGGCATTGTAAATGTGGTTACACAAGTGCCGGAAAAAATCTATAACAGCATATCCGGCGCAATTTCAAAAGTAGCCCAGTGGGGGACAGAGGTAAAAAACAAAGCCGTAGAGGGTATGCGAATGGTGCTTGACGGTATCACGGGCGTATTTTCAAATATTGGAAGTACATTTGCAGAAATCGGCAGCAATATTGTAAGCGGTATCTGGAACGGCATAAGCTCTGGCTGGGATTGGCTGAAAGATAAAGTTTCAAACCTTGCAAATAGTTTGCTCGACGCAGCAAAGGACGCTTTGGGAATTGAAAGCCCGTCAAAAAAGTTCCGTGACGAGGTTGGTAAATTCATGGCGCAGGGTATTGGCGTAGGCTTTTCTGATGAAATGGACAACGTAAACAGAATGATTGAGAAGAGTATACCGAGAGAGTTTGACACTGGCGTAAAGGTTGATGTAAGAAAAGACATTGATTTTGACGACGACGGGGACAAGCCAAAACCAAGACCAAGAGGCGGCGCAGCTGGTGGCGGTTTTACCGTTATCCAGAATATTTACGCAAATACCACAGATTATGCAAAGCAGCAGAAAGAGGCAGCAAGGCAGTTTAAGATGATAGCAAGGACGGTGTAGCCTATGGAATATGAAAAACTGACTTATACAAATGAAAGAGGCGAGAGCGTAGAGCTTAGCACAGAAAGCGTGTACCATTGCAACGTAAGCAAGGACGTAGAGGGAATAGCGGGCGTTACGAATGTGGTATACAGCACAAACAGTATGGGGCAGCATGGCGACACCTACGTAGGGCAGCGTATCGAGGCACGGGACATTGATATACTGGGGCATATCAACACAAGGGACAAGGCGCAGGCGTACGAACTGCGCCGCCAGCTGCTTAAAGTATTGAACCCAGAGCTTGACGGTACGCTTTCCTATGAGTTTGGCAGCTTTAAGCGTGTTATAAACTGCCGCCTGCATGGAGAACCGAAGATAGAGCGAAAAAAGGTGCTGTTGGAGTTTTCTATACCGCTTGAGTGCCTTAACCCGTTCTGGCGGGAAGTTGAAGAAACAAAGGAAGATATAGCAAGCTGGGTAGCGGCGTGGCATTTTCCGTGCGTGATTGAAAAGGATAACCCTAAGAGCATGATTTACGGATACAGAGCGGAAAGCGTGATTGTAGATTGCTATAATGAGGGCGACGTATCCACAGGTATGCGGGTGCGATTTGTGGCTTTGGGGACAGTAAAGAACCCTATTCTTTTAAATGTGGATACTGGGGAATTTATTAAAATCAATGTCACAATGCAGACCGGGGACACGATAGAAGTAAGCACAAAATACGGCAGCAAGGGGGCAAAGCTGATACGTGACGGAGTGGAAACAGACTATTTCCGATATGTGGACGTAGACAGCACTTATATGCAGCTTGCCATAGGCGACAATAATTTTCGATATGATGCGGAAAGCGGCGTAAATTCTATGGAAGTTTCCATTTTCTACAACAAGGAATATCTGGGGGTATAAGTATGGAGCTTAGAGTATTTGATAAAACCATAGAGCCGCTGGGGGCAATCGACGAGCTGGCAAGTCTTTTATGGCATATAAAATATTTTGATGTGGGAACATTTAGCCTGCTTGCACCGATTACAGACAATAACAGTAAGTTGCTGATAGAGGGCAATGTGATTGTAAAGCATGACGGAAAGCAGGAAGTTACAGACGCAAACGGCGGCATCTGGCGCAGGGCGGCACAGATTACCTACGTGCATATTACGAAAGACGAGAACGGGTTAGAGCAGATAGAGGCGCAGGGCTTTACATTGAGCCGCTGGCTGGGAAAACGCTGCATATACCCGCAGATAGTGGCAACAGCCACAAACCAGAGTTTAATAAATACTATGGTAACGAAAAACTGCGGCAGCGGGGCAGCAGAGAAAAGGCGGTTTAAACAGTTTGAAACGCTGACGCAGGAAACCATAGCAGGCAGTCAAGTGGAGTATTCTAACCAAGTGTGTGCTAATCTGGGGACAGAAGTAAAAGCACGGGCGCAGGCTGGAAAACTGGGCTATGACATTTTGATAAACGAAAGAGAGAAGAAATACGGCTTTTATCTGTATAAGGGCAAAGACCTTACAGCGAAAAACGACGAGGGTAACACGCCCTGCATATTTTCAAGAGATTTTGACAATGTAAACGAGCAGGAATATACAGCTAGTATAGAAAACTGCGGCAATTTTATTTATGTGCAGGGAGCAGCAGACGACAGCGGCAGCCAGCCTATTGTAACCGTGGACGGAGAGGGAGCGACGGGCATAGAGCTGGACGAGGTTTTTTGTGATGCCACAGACATTGCACGCAAATACCAGAGCGGGGAAACAGAGATAACGATACCGCTTAGCGAATATTTGCAGATGCTTAAGACAAGGGGAGAAACAGAGTTAGAGGGATACGGGAAAAACATAAATTTTGTATCGACCATTAACACAAACTCAAACCTAAAGTTTAAGGTTGATTTTGACTTAGGGGACAGAATTACTTGCAAAGAGGAAAAATGGGGTATACAGATAGATGCACGGATAACCGAGGTAAAAGAGATTTACCAAAAAGGCACAGAAGAAATAGAGGCAACATTTGGGGAAAGCCTGCCTACTCTGGTGGATAAAATTAGGAAAGTGAGGTAAGGACAATGGCAAATTGTTTACCATTCAATGCAGTATATGACGGCGAAAATTACGACAGGGTATATAAAGCCGAGGACTGGGCATGGTATTTTGCTACATTCATTGCAAACGGTATTTTCCCAAAACCGAGCGACGGGCTGCAAGTGATTGCGTACAGTGGCATGGAAATAAAGGTAAATGCGGGTTTTGCGTTTATTAACGGGTATGCCTTTAAAAACCCAGCCAGCCACAGTATAAGGCTTGACATGGCAGAGGGTGCGCTTAACCGTGTAGACAGAGTGGTAGTGCGTTGGGACTTGCCGCAGCGTGATATTTACATAGCGGTACTGAAAGGCACACCGTCTGCAAAACCACAGCCGACAGCAGTAACACGTAGTACGGAAATATGGGAGCTGGCGCTTGCGGATATTTACGTAGGAAAAGGTGTTACAAAGATACAGACCAAAGACATAACAGACCAGAGATTTAATAGCAGCGTGTGCGGTATTGTAACTGGAACGGTGGAAGAGATAGACGCAAGCGTACTGACAAAGCAGTTTGACGACTTCTTTAAGACCTATAGCGCAGCGGTGCTGGACGAGTTTAGCGTATACAAGCAGAATATGGAAAAGTACCTTAAGGACATTGCCGGGGTATATGAGCAATACGTAAGCAAGACAGAGAGCTTATTTGCAGAATATGAGAATAAGTTTAGCGAGCGTTATACCAGCTTTGAGAGTACCTTAGATAAATGGGACGAGGAACTTTTAAGAGCCTATACAGAATTTATGGCAAAAATTCAGCTTTTCCAGACAGAGGCAGAAGCCGAGTTTAATACATGGTTTGAGGGCATTAAGGACAAGCTGGGGGAAGATATTGCAGGCAGTCTGCAACTGCAAATTGAAGAACTGGCAGCCACGATAGACGGGATGCGGCAGCAGGCAGAGGAAAGCGGAAAGGAAACAAAAGAGGCGCTGACAGAGCTTGACAAGAGGCTTACTGCGGTAGAAAACGGCTGGGGTATCAATTATAACCATGATGCAGTATTAGGCTTGTGCTATATGGGTGCAGCATGGTTGAGCCAGCATTACGAAAGAACAGAGGAAACGGCAGTATTAGGAGTTGCATATATTGGTAATTCCTATCTTGCAAATACATTTTAGGAAAGGCGGATACTATGAAAGGATTTCCAAAGACATTAAAAACAAAAGCGGATTATTACAACTGCCTTGCAATGGTAGCAGCTGGGGAACTGGACGCAGCGGACTTAGAAAGAAAAATTGAAAGTCTGGAAAAACAAAGGTATATCCAGTGCGCCGTAGTAGAAACTGCGCCGGAGAAAAAGGCGGTAACAATTTATTACTGCGCAGAGGCGGCAGAGGGCATGGTATTTGATGCGGACGGAGTGACTGGGACGGTAACGGCAGTTACGCATATTCAGAGCGAAAAAGCAAGGGAAATGGAAGAAAACGGGAACGACAGAACCGTATTAACGCTGTCTAAGGGCGTAGAGGCGGCAGGCGGTGTAATTGCGCTGGAAACGGCAGCAATGGTAGCAGGAATGACAGCAGACGATATTAAGGCACTGAAAGGAGTTTTAAAACAGTATGAGTAGATTATTGGTGGACGACGTAACAAAAACAGACCGCAGGGCGCTTTTGAATGTAAATAAAATGGCAACAATCAGCGACATTGTAGCGCCGACAAGAGAGTATCTGCGTGCAAGCGGCGCAGACGAGCTGACAGTAGAGAGCGGCTGCGTAATTGCTGTAGGCGGCGCAGGCATCTTTAAGACCGCAGAAACGAAACTTACGGCGGCTAATCTGGATGCTGGGGCAACGTTTGCCGTTGGAAATGATTACTATGTGTATATCTGCGACAGCAGGGTAGATGCGCAGGACGAGCAGTATGTTATTTCCCTTAACTCTACATATCCGAGCGGCTGGAACGCAAGCAACAGCCGTAAAATTGGCGGTTTTCATTATGGACGCTGCCGTAAGGTAAACAGCAACTTACAGCCAGTAAACAGCAGCGGTGCGCTTTTCGGTACTGGCTGGGAAAGTGCAGTAAGCAACGGGATTGTACCACGCAGCGTATGGACTATGGGACACCGCCCAAAATGCAACCCGGAGGGAATGGTATATTTAGGCGGTGGCACATGGGTAGACATTTACCTTAATTCAGACGACGGGGCAGAGGGCTTAAAATCAGAGTATAATTGTGCGCCTATGACTGGCACAGAGGGCATGAACTGGTACAGATTTACAGAAAGGCTGATGAAGAGCGGCAAGCGTATGCCGGATTACAGCGAGTTTTGCGCCTATGCTTTTGGCAGCCCGCAGGGATTGGCAGAGAATAATACAAACGCATGGAGTGCAAGCTCAAATACACAGCGTGGAGTAACAGGCAGCGTAGTAAATGCAGTTTCTGCCGTGGGCTGTGTAGATGCCGTAGGGCGTGTATGGGAATGGCTTAACGATTTGATTACCAGAGCAGAACACGTAACAAATAAAGATTACCATGCAAGCGAGGGCTGGGGCTGGGACTTAAAAAGCCCGTTACGTGATGAGGGTACAAAGTACGACGTTGGTAATATCTATCAGTATTACGCGTATTCTTTGGCAGCGCTGGTAGCGGGCGGCAGCTGGTCCGATGGCGTTCATGCGGGCGCGCGTGCCGTGTATTGCAGCAATTACCCGTGGTTTGTCCACACGTATCTCGGCGTGCGTGGGGCGTGTGACAGTCTGTAGACGGCGGGCGAAAGCCCAGCCGCTACAAGAGGGTTGAGAAATGACGACCAGAGATAAAAGC